GCCGGATCGCATCTTCATCAATGAGCTTGGCAAGGTGATGTTCGTTGAGTTCAAGACTGAGAAGGGTGTCATCTCCCCATTGCAGCAGATGTGGATCAACCGGCTGAGGAAGCATCACAAGTTGGTGTATGTCGTGCGCTCGGTTGAGTTGGGTAAGACGTTGGTTGACACGATGAAGGAGGTGCCATGAACAGACAAGACCGCTTAAATCACACGTTCAAATTGTGGAAGGATTTCACATTTGAAGCAGCGCACCAACTCACCAAGGTCCCGGTTGGGCACCAATGTGGTAACTTGCACGGGCACTCTTACAAAGTGCGGGTTCACTGCGCAGGTGTGCTGGACCCAAAGATGGAGTGGGTTGTTGACTATGGGGAGATTAGCCGAGTGGTGCGCCCCATCGTGACCAAACTTGACCATACCTTCCTCAACCACCACTTCGACTTCGAGACTACTGCGGAGAATCTGTCTTGGTGGTTGTGTAGAGAGATTGCACCCCTGCTACCCCAGCTCAGTGCAGTGGAGCTATTTGAAACCCCAACAACCAGTGTCCTCTGCGAACGATGATGGTCATGCCCGCAAACCATTCATCCCCAATGATTCATTATTGGGCAGGGAAGCACCCAGGGAAGATGGGGTGGCTTATAGGACCAACTGCCATGCCCAAGACCAAATTGCGTCCTTGGATGCCTTTCGCGTTGGACAATGATGCGTTCAGCGCATGGAGCAAGAAACGAGAGTGGGATGAGCGCATGTGGCTTACTATGATGGGGCAAGTGAAAGTATCTGGATTGACCCCGAGATGGGCACTGGTCCCAGATGTTGTGGCAGATAGGGATGGCACGCTTGAAAAGTGGGAAAAGTATTCACCCATTGCTGCACAGTTCGGGTGGGACCTCGCTTTTGCTGTGCAGGATGGGATGACACCTGCCGACCTACCAGACAACTGCGTGGTGTTTGTGGGCGGGACAACGGATTGGAAGTGGCAGAACTTGCCTATGTGGACTGAGACAGGGAGACGGGTACATGTAGGTAGGGTGAATGAAATTAACAAAGTCCTGTGGTGCGAGGAGTTGGGGGTGGAGTCTGTGGATGGGACTGGGTGGATGAGAGGCACAGACGCAGGCAGGCAGGCAAGGGATTTAGCCGCATGGGTTGAGGGTGTGCATACAATCACAAGTTACGGAGACCCCTCTGATCTACTATGACCCGATCCTTCACCCCCGACACACCCCAAGTCCTCGCCCACGCGCACCTCATGCGCTGCCTCCACGCCCTCCTGTTCGTCGGCATGGGCATAGGCAAGACTGCATCATGCCTCTCCGCCCTGCGCACCCTGTTCACCGAGTTGGAGGCAGAGGGTTGCCTCGTCGTCGCGCCCAACCGTGTCGCCAACCTCACATGGCCGGAGGAGGTGCGGGACTGGGACGAGTTCAAGTGGATGAAGGTTGCCAACCTCCGCACCGATGCAGGGAAGCGGGCATTCCTCGATGGCAAAGCGGACATCTACACTATCAACTACGAGTCGCTGCACGTTGTCTCCAACCTCGTCGCTGCCCGTGGCGGCACCCTGCCCTACGATGTCTGCATCTTCGATGAACTCACCAAGGCTAAGAACCCGAGCGCGAAGAGGATCAACCGTTTCCGTGCCAAGGTGCCACGCCCGCCCCGTGTGTGGGGTCTCACAGGCACACCGATGCCCAACAGCGAGCTTGACCTGTTCGCCCAGGTGCGACTGGTGGACGATGGGGTGAGGCTGGGCAAGGCGTTCATGCTCTACCGGGAGACATACTTCTCCAAAGCGGATTACATGGGGTACAAATGGGAGTTACGGGAGGGAGCACGTAACACCATAGAGGAGCGCATATCCGACATTACCCTAACCTTGCGCTCGAAGGACTGGGTGGACATCCCAGACCCCATCATTGAGGACGTGGAGATACCGATGGGAGATGACCTCACCGAGCAGTATCGGGAGTTCGAGAAAACGCTTATCCTGCAACTCAAAGAGGGGGGTGAGATTACTGCTGCCACTGCCGCTGCCCTGGTAAGCAAGCTGCTCCAGTTCACCTCGGGTGCGAGCTACGATGAGGAGAAGGCAGTGCATGTCATCCACACCCTCAAGGTCGATGCCCTTCGCAAGATCGTGGCAAAGGCAGATGGTCCTGTGCTCGTCGCTGTCAACTTCCAGCATGAGCAGGACAGGCTGCGCAAGGCATTCCCCCAAGCTGAGTTTTTCCATGACGCCACCACGCCCACGCAGCAGGCTGCGCTCAAGGACAGATGGAATGCCGGGAAGGTGCCAGTGCTGGTGGCTCACCCCAAGAGCGTTGGGCACGGTCTGAATCTCCAACACGGGGGAAGCACGCTCGTCTGGACAACCTTGACCTACTCACGGGAGGACTACGAGCAGATGATCTGCCGACTGGCGAGGCGGGGTCAGACCAAGCAGGTGAGGGTCTATCGCCTCATCATCCCTGGCACCGTCGATGAGGTGGTAGCCTCGGTGGTGGAGAGCAAAGCGGACAACGAGGCAAAGCTACTCAACGCATTAACGATGTTGGAGGCACTACGCAATGGAGGGTGAAGGTCACTTCGAGTTCAGGAAGGATGTGCGACCTGGGAAGTGCCCAGTGCGGTTCTGTCGTCGGGACAGTCGGGCGGGTGACGGCAAACGTAAACCTGCCAAGCATCGGTTGTGCTGCAAACACCGTTCAACCCTCACCCGCATACTGGACCCCGTGCGCACCACGTTTGCAGAGAAGAAGTCCAACGCCAAGAGGCGGGGGATCGTATGGACCCTCACACTGGAGCAATACACCGAGGTGGTGATGCAGCAGGAGTATATGGACAACCGGGGGCATGAGAGGCACTGCCTCCATCTGGATCGCATCGACCACACCCGAGGTTATGAGGTGGGCAACCTCCAGATCATCACCTGTGCGGAGAACGTGGCGAAGGGGAACAAGGAACGTAGGAAGGGCTATGTGCATATCCCCGAGGTCGAGGACGACAACTGCCCATTTTAGCGCAGGATGTATGGGAAGGACTTTTGCCCATGCTTCTGCAACTGCCCATTGAGAAAGTCCCTGAACATCGCCCACTGCGCAGGTGGGATGGTCTGACACCCGAGCGAGCTTGTGCCTGTGTTGCTGCCACGGTGGATGTTGATACCAAACCATCCGGTGTCAGCACCAACCCCATCACGAATGACTGTGACGGGAGCAGCCTGTACAAATGCGGGGTATGGGTAGCCTGCGCGTTTGAAGGTGATACCGTGCTGTCCAGGTTTGTATCTCCAGACACCCAACTTGAGGGAAGCAACCCGAGGGCGGAAGATGGATGGATCGGTGTTGGCGTTGAAGGTGGCGAACGCATCTGGGGACACGACCACAATCGCATCGTCATAGATGCCACGGTCATTCTGTGTTGGGTCCCCCATCGTCGTGCGGTAGTAACCACGAAAGCCAATGACTGCGACTGCATCTGTAATCCCAGCTTGAGCAAGAATTTTGCGAACGTCTGCTTCTGTGATGCGTGGGCGATTTTCAGGGATGATGTTCATAGAGTTACCAGTTGATTGTGATAGTGACCTCAGCCCCGAGTGCCTTCAACTTGTCGAGGACAGAACGGTCCTGTGGGATGAGTTCGATTGCACCATTGAGGGTGTTCACCGAGACCTGCACCACTGCGCTCCCACCCCGGTTCATCTTTGCCTTGGCTGCGTTGTGTGCGTCGATGACATGCTGCGCAATGCCAGATGAGGCATGTTCGGACATGGCGAGTTGGTGGATGGTTGGGAAGGGTGAGGGAGGTGGTGCCTCAGCGAATGGGGAGAACGCAGGTGCAATCTGCAACCTCTCTCCGTCCTCCGTGTGCCACTCCCCATCTGGGGTTTGATGGATACGAGGGCGAACTGGTACGCGACCAACGACGTCTTTGATAGATACTCCAGGGGTGTTCATGGTGTTATGGGATTCGTGAAAGGTTGCAGTGAGGGTCTAGCCAAACCAAAAACGCCATCGCCGCCGCAAACCCTAGCAAGAGGATAATGCACTCAATGGCGCATCTCTTCATCTGCTTGAGCCTGTGACGGCGATGTGCGTTGCGGGTCATGCCTTGGCATCGACAATGCTCTGCCCGAGCACGTAGGAAGCAGCCATCGCCACAATCTTGGTGGTCAACGCGGGGTCAAGCCCAAGCTGGCTGGACAGGGTGAGCAGGGCAGTGGTGAGCACAGTTACCCACAATTTACGGGATTTGAGTTTGGTCATCATGGTGTCGTCTTTCAGTAGCCTCAGCAGTTTGAGTTTGTCCATCCACGACAGGCGAGGCACTGACGGTGTTGGCTTCTTCTTTTTGAAGATCATGGGCGGAAGTGGGCTTGCTTTGCGTCCTTCGCCACTTCATCAATGGCAATGGATAAGCCCTTGAGCGCAGTCGCTAATTCGGTGTCTGTCCGTGCCTTGTTCTCTAGAAGAGTGATGAGTCTTTCCGTCTGCTTCTTGTGAGCCTCGTTCCCGTCATGCCATGCGTAGGCCAGAAACGCTGTGGCAACTACGATCCCACCGAACCTGCCCAGTGCCCACACGATCAACCCGCCCCACGTCTCGGGGACATCCACCATCTGTGGTGTGTCCTGCTGGGCAATGCGGTGGATAGCGGAGGCTTTGCTCATAGGCTACTGTTGGGGTTCTGCATCCTCAAACACATACCCCCGTGGAGGGACCAAGTTCAGACGTTTAATCTCTGCATCAATCTGAGCTTTTGTGCCAACGATCTTTTGACCATTGCCCCTGATGACCATGCCGTCTGGGTAAAGTGCGAAAGCTTTTGTGCCATTGTGGATGAGAGTCATATCAATACGCTACGGTGATGAGTGATTCAAGTGCTGCAAGGTCAGGAGAAGAAGCAACATCTGCACCCCCCGTCAGATTTGTTAAATCTAAATACCCACCACCCGTGGTGATGTTACTTGCAAGGGCCGTTATAAGTGCATCAACACCTGCTTGATCAATGGGGTTGGTGTTGAGATACAAGTCTCCTATGAGCGAAGTCAGAGCAGCAAACCCAGGAGCAACAATCTCGTTACCACCAAGGTCCAGGAATCCGTCAAGAGAAGTCAGACTAGAGAACCCTGGAGTGGCAATTACGTTGTTGTTGAGTCTGAGAGTTCCAGCGAGGAGAGTCAGACTGGAGAACCCAGGAATGCCGATTGAATTGTGACTGAGGTCTAATGAACCAGCAAACGAAGTCCAGCCAGTAAACCCTGGTGTGACGATCTGGTTTGCACCAAGATTCAAAGTGCCTGTAAATGGTGAGGTCAACCCAGTGAACCCAGGTGTGACGATCTGGTTTGCGTTAAGGTTGATAGACCCAGCGAGGGAAGTCAGACTAGAGAACCCTGGAGTCACAATATCATTTGCGTTGAGAATTAAAGACCCAGCAAACGAAGTCCATCCAGTGAACCCTGGAGTCACAATCTGGTTATTCCCAAGGTTAAGTGATCCCACAAATGGGGATGTCAGCCCAGCGAATCCTGGAATGACGATTGCATTGCTCGAAAGATTCAGAGTCCCAGCAAGTGAGGTTAGGTTGGCAAAATCAGGAGAGACAATCGCACCACTTGAAAGGTTCAAAGTCCCGCCAAGGGAACTGCCCGTGTAGATCACTGCTGTCACGCCCGAATTTGAAAATGTAGCAGACCCAGATGGGACAGAAGAAATCCACACACCTCTACCACCTGCTGCAACCGCAACAGCTTTATTCACAAAAGTCTGTGGGTCTGCTGGCACAGTTCCTCCAGGGACGGTAGCGTTGCCACCACCACTTCCAGGGGGAGAACCAAACCTGCTGTCACCAAACCCACTCATGGTGTGACGAGGATTTGTACACCAGCAGCCCCAGTGGTGGCTTTGATTTGAACCTCATTGGCGTTGCTGTTCACCAGCAGTGCCACGGTGCTTTTGTCGGGGATGGTTATCTGTTGCCCAGCAGAGGTCTCCCCGGCGTAGCGAATCTGCAACGCCTCCCCTGTGGAGTTGAGGATGTCCACCTGTCCGTTCTTGGCAGGCAGATCGGGCAACGCTGCCCATGAGGAGGTAGAGGAGACGGTGCGGAGGTTCATACGGGAGAAGGGTATCAGTCCTCGGTCTGTGCGTCAATCAATTTTGCGAGGTCGGTTACTACGTGGGAATATGAGGACATGACCGCTGCCGAATCGGAGAACAGGGACATGGCAGAGATGAGGAGGTCGGCATCCCGCATCATCTTCACAGGGTCTCCATCGTATACAGATTCATCTGTCAGCAGTGCCTTGGACACCCGCCCAAACGCCCCACCTGCGCGGGGTAATAAGCTGAATAAGGAGCCACCCTCGGTCAAGAACTGGAACCCAGGAGCACCGGAGAGCGGGGACATAAGGGATTCTGCTGCCATCATTAGCATCATCTCCTGAAGGTCTAGCTCAGGCCTGTCATCTGCCGGAGTGCGAGCAAGCAGCCACCCCCTCTTAATCAACTGCACGAACATGCCATTGACGAAGAACAGGTAGTTGGAGACTCGGGCAAGCTCACCCCAGTTGTCCCAGCTTGGGTCCTGCTTCACCTTGTCCGCTGCCACCAGTAGGAGCGAGAGCTTCTGCCGTGATTCAGAGATGAAGGGGGAGATGAAGCTGAACTTTTTATTCAGTTCGATCATGGAACGTTGGGACTGCCTCACAGGTTGTGCCACTTCCTCTGTCAACCTATCTGCCTCCACCAGTGCATACTCCTTAGCCTCTGCCCCACTTAGCCCAAGTGACTCAGCCACCTCCAACTGGTGATGGTAGATCATGGTGTGGGTTGCTGCCGTCACATAGGCATCGGAGTTGGTGAGAGCCTGTGCAAAATACTGCTGAGAGTACTTGAGGTTGCTAGGCACACTGGTGCCGAGGTTCGCCTTCATCGCCTGTTGGACGAGTGGCGACTTCTGCGCGATCCGGCGTTGGATGAATGGGTTTTCCATTGTAGCTTTCCAGTCCAACTGCCCTCTGAGGAGTTTGGTTGACATGCGGATGTAGTCACGCATCGGCATACGCATGGACGCAGCAGCCAGTTGAGTGGTCTGCACCATGAGAGTGGATGCCCGACCGAGGATCGCCGCTTGTGCTGCACGGGAGCCCATACGCTCAAACCACTTGGCGAACTCAAGCTGAACAGCAGAGTCCCGGACCCCACCTGCAACTGCGTGGTCAACCCATGCGAGCAGGAGCTTCTGCGCTATCTCTCCACCGGACGCCTGCACGTAGTCCAGCATGTCACGATTGAGGAATAGCTGCTGCACTGTGCGGGCATATTCATACTTAGCGGCCCAGTGGTTCATCTGCTTGGTGTGCCCGATGTACACCTGCAACGCACTGGCTTTGCGGGGTTTGTTGATAGACTTGTTGCGTGTGTTCAGGAAGGTGGGGGTGATCCCCAACGTGCCATTCACTACTGAACCGCTGATTGGGTCCTCCATCTGCCCTGGCTTCACTTGATCGGGCACGTTGGTGAGTGGGGAGTAAACTTGATACTTGGGCAGCATCACCCCAAGACGGTCACGCACTAATGGGTCGAGGAACACCCCCTCAGCCTGATAGCGTTGGGTCAACCAATCCATCACCTGCCACGCCTCGGGGGTGAGTTGCGCCATCACCGAGTTTGCCCAGTCCTCATCATACCCCCATGTCGAGGTGCGCTCCCCTTGGTCGTTGAACTTTCCACTCATGTTGCGCTTACCATCAGGTTGCCTCCACATCATCAGGTCATGCACTGCCTCCATCTGCGAACTGACTTCAACCACATCCGCCTTACCTGGAACTTTGATGGTGTGGCGAACAGGTGGTTGCCCCATCGCCTTCACCTTCCTCCACCGCCACCCCTTCCTCGTATTCACGTCCATCGCCGCCACTAGGAGTTGCCCTTTAACCGCATCTCCTCCACCCAAGCGGGTGAAGAATGCAGTCAAGTCATCCTCCATTGCGCTGTTGAACTCTTGGTAGGCGTTATCAGACTCTCGCTCCATGCGCAGCAGTTCCTTGGCAACCTCTGAGTTATCCCCCACCAGTTTGTAGAGAAGCGTGTTGATACTCCCACCTTCGAGGAGTGCCACATCCCACCACTTCGCCCATGTCCCCTTGGTGCGCTGCTGGGCAATGGCTGCTTGGATGCCCTGCACTGAGTCGATGCCGAGCTTCTCGGAAATTTCAAATTTCAGTTTTTCCTTTAGCTGGTCCAAGATTGCCTGCTTTAACTCCCTCCTCTTTTGCCTTTCTTTCCGTCCTTCCGAGAATAGCTCTTCCAACGTATCAAGGAGTGCTTTGGACTGGGTGGCATCAGCTTTACCGAAGTCACCTGCAAGGTTGATAATCTCAATCTCATCGCGCAACTGCTGCTCCCGTTCTGGGGTAGGCTTTAGATCGGGGTTGGTTATCTCGTCCTCACGATCTGAGATGGCGCGAAGAGTTTGCACCTCGTTCATCTTGATTGCCTGTGCTGCCACGGCGAACAAGTTCGATGCCTCTGCCCCGATGTCGCTGGATGGCTTTTCCCCAGCCTTCATGTTGGGCTTGCCGCGCTTGATGAGTGCCTTCACCTCATCCTGAATCTCCTCCTTGAGATACCGCTCAACGGTCTCACCGATGCGTGCGATGTGCTTCTTAATCGCCTTCAACGCAGTGGTGGCTGAACGGGCATCCGCCACTTGGAGGAACCCGCCAATGTCGGTGCGCAGTTCCTTGGGCAGTCCCATGAGCGCAGCATTCACAATACGCTGGTAGCCGATGATGCGCTCCCGTTGTCCTGGGGCATCTGCTTTGTTCTGCTTCGCCCATTCCTCACCCTCCTTGCGTGCTTGGGTCATCACCTCGAACTTTGTCTCATCGGTTTGGCCGGGGGGCATCTCAGCCAGCAACTCCTCGTAGCGATCCTTGGTGAACTGCTTCTGCGCCTCAATGCGCTGTGTTGCTGTGAGGTCTGCTGCTGCCATCGCGTCCACCTCTGTGGACAGTTTGGCGAGTCTGCGCTGAATCTCCACCCCAAACGCCCAACGCTGTGCTGGGTCCTTGCCGAGTTGCTCCTCCAGTTCGTCCATCACCTGCTCGCTGAACTTGGCTGGTGCGAGTGCGTAGCTTACCTTCTGCCCTGCTGCCTCCTGCCGTCCTGCTGCTTCCAGCATCGCATCCATCGCCTGTTGTGCCTGCTGCCCTGTGAGCAGAGTGATCCTGCCCTTGGCTGGGTCAAGCACCCTGAACGCCATGCCGTCTGGTGTCTGCACCACGTTCTTGCTGAGTGTGCGGTTCTGAGGCACCAGTCGCACCCCTGTTGGGGAGATGATGGCGAGACCGGATGGGGCGGGCGTGAACTTACCTTCAACAAGGTTCACCTCAGTTGCACCCAGCTCCTTCACAAAGAGTTCACGGGTGGTGGCAGGATCGCGTTCAAGCACCACCTCCACCAAGTCCTCACCGGATAGCTCAACCTCTTGGTCGGGTGCTCGCACCACAAACCGCTGCCCCTCCTGCTCCAGTCTGCCCACATAGCCGTTGTAACGCACGATGGCACCGAGCTTGAGAGAAGATGCTGCCTGCTTCTCCATCGGTGTCTGCTGTTTCTCCGCCATCGCCCTCGCCTCAGTCGCAGCCACGTTCAACTCCCGCACTTGGGGATCAACACCAAGCAGTTCATCCACAAAGCCTTGATACTCTGCCCCCAGCTTGCCCTCACCCTTCGCCTTGTTCAACGCCTTCGCACGGGAGAACACCTGCCGGAAGAATGACCTGAACGCTTGCACCATGCCCATGAGCTTGCGGTTCGCCTTGGGGGTGGATTGGCGTTGGATGGCTTGGAGCATCCCCCGAGTCACCAGACCTGCTGGTAGCTGTGTGCCATCCTTCCTGCGCCCCAGAACGTCCGCAACGACGATGGCGGAGATTGCCTCGGTGATGCCCTGCTCGGTGTCCTCCACCATAAACTTCTCACCCGTTGCCGACTCCACCTGTGCGATGAACTTCTGCGCCTGCGCTGCCGTGTATTTGCCCTGCGCCAGTGCTGCCTTCCACCGTCCCTCCACCACCTCTTCCACCACTGTGTTCACGTCCGCACCCTCGTAGAGCTTGATGGCACTCTGCGCCACATCGTTCTGCGTGTCGGTGGTGTTGCGCCCGAGCACTGTCCACATCTCCTTCTGCGCCTCCTCGGGGGTGAGACCAAACGCCTCACCTGCGATAGCTGCACGCTCCCGTGCCTGCTCCTCGGTGATGACCTGCTCCTCCACGTCCTGCTTCATGGTGCGCTGCTCGGGTGCAACTTCCACTGACTCAGTAACCCCTTCACGCTTCTGCGAGGTGAAGAAGTTCGCCATGTCCGCAACAGTGGCAATCTCCTCACTCAGCTTGTCCCCCATCGCCTGCTCCATGTACCACCGTGCCTCGCCCCATGACTCAGCCTTGATGACACGCCCATCTGGGAAGGTGAGCGTGTGGTTGTCCCCCTCCTGCGTGTACCGTGGTGCCATGCTGCGGGTTAAGAGCGTGTCGAACTGCTGTGTTGCCTGCGCTGCGGGGGTGTTCTTGATCGCCTCTGCTGCGATAGCTGGGTCACGGCGCAGGTAGGCATCCCGCAACGCTGCCTGCGCACCTTCCATGTCCCCCTTGTTGGCGAGGTCGATCACGCTCACACGGTCCTGCTCAGGCAACCCGAACTGCTGCAACAGGTTGTCCTGCTTCATCAAGTCCGCTGCGTTGGAGACGTCGTTGTATGCTGCTGCACCCACACCAATGAGGACGAGTGGCAGAGTGCCCAGTGCAACGTCCAACCTCCCACCCAAAAAGTCTGCCCATTCCTTGTTCCAGTCGAGTTCAGGGATGTCCTCGTTGAAGCGGGAGACGAGTTCCTGCACCACAGGTGTGGACAAGTCCTGCAACCCCTCCTGCACGTTCTCGAACACGAACGCTTCTGCTGCACGCACGCCCATGCGACCAAGTACAGTGGACATCACACCTTTGCTTATGAGGTTGCGCACCGATGGCAGCTTGTCGGTGAGAAAGTCCACCTCCAACTTGTCGAGACCTGCCATGACCACACCGGAGACACCCGCAACAATCTGTGCGTCCTCCACCTTCATGGACGGATACTGGAGACGTAGCTTGTCATACTCCATCCCTGAGTAGGCTTTCGCTGCCACGGCAATGCCACCTGCCCCGAGTGCGGATGCAGGCAGGATGGCGAGGCTGGACCCGATGGCAGAGGAGAACACGTTCTTCACAGGATCAACCGTGACTGCTGCGTTCTCAATCTCCCGTGTGATCTGCGTGGTGCGGGTGACTCGGTTCATCTCCGAGTTGATAAGCCTGCGCTCCTGCTCGGTGGGTTCTCTGAACCTGCGCCCCTCACCCTGGGTGGTGGGCACCACTGCCATCGTCTGCCCCTGCAACCCAACCATCTGCTGCCCCGTCTTGCGTGCCAACTCCTTGAGCATGGTCTGCTTCACCAACTCCCGTGCCTCCTCGGGTGTGGTCACTGGTGACTCGGGAAGCAGCATCTTCCCATCCTTGCCACCGAGGTAGGTGCTTCGCACCATCCCCAACGTCTCCTCCAACTCCTGCCGCCCAACGCCACCATACGCACTGCCGAGCAGACGAGAGAATGACTCACCCGTTTGCTGCCAGAATGTCCAGTCCTTGTTGGTCGAGTCACCTGTTGCCTGCGCACCTGCCATGATGGAGGCGAGGACGAGTGGGCGATCCTGTGCCGGGAGGTCAACGATGGCATCCACAATGCGCTCATCCGTGCCTGCCGTTGCACCCTCACCAGTCATCATCTGCTTCAATGCTGTGATCGCACCCGCCACCACTGGCTTGTATGGCTCAATTCGCGCCTTGACCTGATTGTAGGCTGCTGAGTATTGGCGGTGGGCATCCACCGTTGGTGCCTTGCCTGCCATGCTGCCCTTCCACTTCTGGTAGTCACCCACACTGTCATTGGTGCCGAGTGCTGCCGAGGTGAGCGCAAGACGCATCGCCTCACCACTCACCTCATCTGCTTCAACCTGCTTGCGGACGTGCCCCTGAGCCATGCCGTAGAACCCTGCTGTGTCTGACACTGGCTTACCCCACACTTTTTGCGAATAGGCACTGAGGTATTCCTGATACTTTGCCATCACCTCATCCTTGCCCACGCCCAACTCGGTGGAGAGGAACATGGAGTTGGCAAACATCTGCCGCACATTGTCTGGGTCTGCGGAGTTCGCAGCGATCTGCTTCATGGACGGCTCCCACTCATCCACCTTCTTCACATCGGTGAAGATGCTGCGGTAGCCTTCCTTCTCCACCCGTGCCTTTGCCTCACTTGCCGGGAACATGGGCAACCCCAACTCCTGCTGGTGAATAGCATAATCGTCCAACGCCTTGACCTCCATCGGGTCCATCTTGTCAGGCTGCATGGACATGTGCCTCTGGGCAAACCCAAGGGCTGTATCTTCATCAAGGAGAGGCATTATTGTGCGGGGGGTAGGAGTGGGTTGGGTGATTTCAACTCAGGGGAGATGCCATCAGGCATTTCAATCTTGGTCGTGTCTGTGTCACGCCCAAAAGTGGATGCCCGTTGTTGCATGTACTGGTTCACATTCGGCAGCGAATTGTAAAGGGGTTGTTGCTGCAACGGTGTGATCGCTTTTTCCTTCTTCTCCAGTGCTGGGAGGATGAGGTATTGAGCAGCACGTTGCCTCACAAACTCAAGCTGCTTTTCTGTATTCCCACCCTCAGAAGCAATGCGCTCCACTCCTTCGATCAACTCCACCATCTTCTTTTGAGCAGCCTCCTGCTTCCGCATATCTGTCACCAAGTCTTTTGGCTCAATGCGATCCTTCTCTGCAACATCGGTGCCTGTCCGAACTTGGTCTGCTGGAGACAGCACGGTGCCTTCCTCTGCTGTGGTGAGACCGAACATCCCTGCTTCCCGTTTTGGCACATACGGGACCTCTGTTACACCAAGACCACCAGAACTGTACAATTCAGAAATGTACTTCTTAGCCTCACTGGTTTTTGCTGCATCGGGTCCACTGCGGATTTCCTGAATCCGCTTAACCAGTTGGTCCTTAAATGCCCCTTTGAATCTCACCCCAACCATGTCCTCAATGGAGTTGAGGTCGATGTCGTCTTGAAATTTATCTGGTGATGCCTTCCAAGCATTCAGTCTGTTCATCACACTCATCCACTCCTTGTTGCTGTTGGGTGCCCCTTCACTGACTGTGCGCTTGAGTGTCTGCCGGACTGCTGGAGTGAGGTCGCTGAACTCAGGTAAATCCAACTGGTTTGGGTTAATGATCGCACCTTGCGCCATTCCATCTGCTGCCCTCTTCGCTGCCAAGGCGGATTTGTTGTCACGCATCTGTGCTGCCTTAATCAGCATGTCCTGTCTCTTGTATTCAGGCAATGTCCCATACTTGCCCTCCGCACCCTTGCGCAACTCTTCCATCTCCGCTGTGGGGTTGACTGAGATTGCATTATCGAACTCTGCTTCTGTCTTTGCTGCTTTGTTCTTCAGCAGCATGTTGTCCAACTCCACCTGCAACTCAGGATCAGCAGTGAGCACTTCTTGCCCCATGATGACATCTGGCACTTCATCGAAACGTCCCTCTGCTTGCAGGTTCTCCACCTGTGTTCGGACATTTCGCAAGACTTTCATCTGCACGTTCTTCACACGGGGGATGAGCATCGACTCCCGAACCTCTGCTGGGAGATTCATAGTGTCACCAAACTCATTCACTGTGGCTACCAGACCCCTCAAATCTCCATCCCTCTCCGCAATGTCCAACCGTGCATTCACAGATTCACCGTACCTGCGCTCGTTCTCAGCAAAGCCCCCATTACGTGCCCGTGCCACGGTGAGTGCCTTGGTGCGCTCTGCATACTGCTGCAAAGCATCAATCGCGGCCGGACTCATCCCTTCGGTGTCAAACTCCGCTCCTGCCATGTGCTCTGCTGCAATGGACTCCCACTTGTTCGGGTCATTCTCCTGTGTGAGCTTGCCTTGCAACTCCTGCTGCAATACAGCCAGCTTGGTCTCACCATCATAGAGCTTGCGCTTATCCGTGATATCCTGATTGCGCATCTGCAACTCCTGCAATGCGCTTGTGACCTGCTGCGCACCTTTCGCCACTGCCTTCACCCCACTGGACACATCCTCCTCCACGTAGCGAGGTCCCTGCCTAACTGCCCGATCCAGATCAGACAAGGCTCTCTGTGAGTCGGAAAAATTCAGGCGGATGCCACCACCCGTCAATCTACGGCGAGGGGAGAAGTCTGCATTTATCTCAGGATTCCTGCGTGGGAGTCGGATCATATTGGGTAATTAGGCAGGAGGTTACTTAGTGGATGTGTAGGACATGCCCGCTGTGTAGGCTTGGGCACCTCCGCCGATGGCACCGATGCCCTGCCCGATGGCTGCGAGGTTCGCCTGCTTGCGTGCTGCCCTCCCCGCACTTCGTTCAATGTCAGCCTGTGACATCCGGTTGCGGGCACCGATCTGGGCAGCGATGCCGGAGACCTTCGCAGCGTTCTTGCTGATAGCGAACTGGGCATTGGCTGCTCCCTCAATCCGTCCTGCGTTCGCCCTCTCCACTGCTGCCTCATAGCGAGACTTGGTGCTCTCCACGTTGGTGAGGTACTGTTGGTCAATCACGTTCGCCTCCTCCAACATGGCAGATTCAGCCAGCACTGCTAGGGGCGTCCCAGTTGTGCCCACCACGCCTGCACCTGCGAAGATGCCCCCAGTCTCAGCCAACCGCTGCCGTGCCTCCTCCCGTGCCCTGCGCTGCTCCTCCCGGCTACGCGCCTCGTTCGCTAGGGTCTCTTGGTCGATGGCAGACGCATTGGCATTGGCTGCTGCTGCCTCAGCCATCATCGCTGCTCTCTCCGCATTCGCCTGCTGCATTGCAGTGTATTCCTGCATCTTGGCAATGGCGAGTTGCTGCCGTGCTTCCTGATTGGCAAGCTCTGCGTTCAGATCGGCAACCCGCTGCGCCTCCTTGCCCTGACGATAGGTGGCAACTGCGCCAACTGCCCCGGCAGCAACCGAGGCAACTGCGAAGAGGGCATAGATGAATGGGATCACTGCCAGGGGCAGGGGGATGAACAGATCAACCAAAGTATTCATTCTGATAGATAATGGCGAGGACGTTCACTGGCAAGGGGAGAGACGAGCGTAAAGTGAGGTTGGTTTCCCAGTAGTGGCGCATCACGTTCGTCACCTCAAACTTGGTCGGGCGAGTCACCCGTGAAGCGATTGCCGAGGTGTTGCCAAGCCCCTCACCATACCACTGCCCTGTGCCCTCATCGGGGTCCGCATGATACTCCATCCCGTTGGACTCATGGGTGATAACCGTGATCTTGGACACCCGCTGCTTCTTGTCCTGCGCACTGCCGTCCTGCAACTGCATGTCCAGCCAATTCCCTTGGAGTTGGGCAGTGAATGGCAATCCCACACGGATGGTCGAGGCTGCTGTGCTGAGGGTGATCGCTCCCCCGCTCACCGTCTTGCCTGTGACCACCACCCCATCTGCGAGCACGGAAACTGCTTTGCCCTCCAAGTGGTCGAGACCTGCCACTGTGGTGGAGGCTGGGGAGTTGGTGACGAGCACCGAGGAGTCGCAGTAGCAGAGTTGGTTCACTGGACCTTCAAAGCGGTAGCGGGCAGTGTCCTTGTGCAGTGCCTCCACGTAGCGCACATCCTGCCCATTGATTGTGCGCTTCACCACCACCCACACCTCATCCGCATTCAATTCGCCACCGTAGATGACCGAGACCGACTCGAACAGACCATCTGTGTTGTGCTGCGCCCATGCGACCACTCCCTGCCCACGGTCATAGGTGAAGGACATCAAACGTCCATCGTTCATCACGCAGTAGAGCACGGTATCCGGTTGCCGTGACGCAGCCATTTGCTTGATGCCTGAGTCGAACATATGCTCTGCAAGCTGGGTCATCTTCTGCTTCACGTACTTGTCCTCGGAGAACGAGTAGCTGAACTCCATCACCTGCTGCCTGTCATTCGCCACGAACACCAGTGCGTCCCCGAGGAGGAGAGCAGGGATGTTGCAACTGCCCACTCGTGTCTCCCGCTCAATGCGGGGTGGGTTGGTGGGGGTGAGGATTTTACCTTCACTGCCACTGTTGATTGACCACTCCTCAGCCAGTGACCCTGCTGCGAGGATGCGTCCAAAAGACTCAACCCACATGAGCGCATTGGACTCTCTGCTGGCTGCGACAAACGCAAGTGCCCCATCATCTGAGGTAAGTTCGGAGAAGTCGAAGAACCCGTCGAACCGGGATGCCCGCACCTTCTCCGACTCATCCTCGGTGCCGATGAGAACGAGACGTTGCTCATGCACGGTCGCTGCGCGGGGCCACCCCCGATAGTCGGAGTAGGCACCTTCGGACCATAGGGTAGTGGCATCCGTGCTCCAGATGTCCTTCACCACGGTGGCAGAGACCTGTGTTGGGGATGAGTAGCCTGTGATTTTCACCAGACCTGTCACACGGGAGTTGGCTGCTTCGATGATGCCATAGTCACTGGTGGTGCCCGCACCATCTCGCACGAAGCGCAGACGAGCGAACACCTCCTTGGGTGTGGTGACGTTGGTTGAGATGGTGCGCATGTTGGGGACGGGCTGCACCCATGACCGCTCGGTGAGCCAGTTGGTTGTGCCATCATCGCTGAACTCAAGGTGGACTGTGCCCTTCCATGCGGTGCCATAGATGAAGATGTCCAGCCTGCCATTCACACGCAATGCTGTGCCTGTGCCCGAGGCGTTGAACGCCAACTTCTCGGTGCTTTGATCCCGCCTATGGGCGATCTGCATGTATCCTCCCACCATGCCGGGGTCAAAGAACTTCTTGGAACTGGTGAGAGTGACGCTGCCCGTTGTGGCAGAGACAGTCATGGTGTGATCGTTCTCAATATTCTCATCCCTCATTGGGGGTTGATCCCAGTTCACAGGACCCACCTTCCATGCTGTGTCTGCAAAGCGTTCGAGAAGCAGCGTCTCATGCTCGGGGTGCATCAACCACACTTGGTCATTGATCGCCACGGGATTCACCTCAAACGCCTCTTCGATGGTGTAGGGTAGTGCGAGTTCGAGTGGATAGGATGCCGCGAGCAATCTGCCCGCTGCTAGATCGGTGGCAAAGGTGCCGCTGGTGTGATCGGTGACAACGAGATAGGAGATGCCTGCATTGACCACATACTCACCCGCTGTGTAGTTGGTGCCTGTGACCCATGAGAACACATTGCTGAGTTTCTGCCAGTATGGTGAGCCACCATCTGTTCCAGGCTGCGTGGTCGATGCTGTGACGTGATCGGCAATGCAGACATAAAGTGCTGCCGGGGTGCCGCTGCTCACAATGGCATTGATTGAGTAGGTGGGTGAGGAGGTCCATGTCTCAATGGGGGGTGCCCCCTCAAAAAAATTGTGCCGGATGACACCTTGGACTGCAAGATAGACTGCTGAATAAAGAAGAATGAAACTTGATGTGGTCACGGCAGAGGTGAATCGGATTAACTGCCCTCCATACACAACCCAATCCCCTATTGATCTTGAGGTAGATGCACCTGTCCATGCAGATGCGCCTGTGAGGGCAACCCAAGGCGACCCTCCATCCGTGGGTTCGTTGCTGGAACTGCTGGTGTGCCCAGCATTGCAGACATACACTGTGCTGCTAACACGAACTATGTCCCCTGCGACATACACCTTAGATGATGTGGAGTGAGTGGGCACTGAACTGTAATTCTCCCACCTCGTTGTCCAAGATGCTCCGAAAGCGGGCTGAGTACTTGTGGTGGAGTTGTGCGCAGAGATGCACCTGAAATAGCGAACATTGCTGGAACCATCAATCACTGCAACTTTATCGCCAACTGCATAAGGCACCCCATTTGCCCAAGCCACACTGCTCCCTATCGCGCCCCAGTTTGTTGCAGAGAAACTCGAACCCGATGTGTGTCCTGTCTTGCACACGTACCAATCAGTTGATCCAACTGCTACCAAATCACCAACAGCATAGACCGTCGATGCTGCCCACTTCTTGATGTTGGTTGTTGTCCATACTGCGTTGGGTGGTTGGTTGGCACCACTGGGTGTGTGGGTGCTCGCTGCTCGGTAGAGCACACTGGACTGAAACACAGGTGTGCCAATCTCATATTGCGTGGTAGTGCCACTCCATGCGCTGAACCCACCAACGGGCAAATGCACCCGCGCACGATCCTCCCAGAGCCGCACTTCGCCTGCACCGAACTCAAGCTGGAAGCGTGTGTTGACGGAAAAGTTGAAGGGACGGAGGCAAGCTGGGGCAGAGTCCTTCGTTCTGCCCAAGAACTCAAACCCCGCACGCTTGAACGCAGCACCCGAGTCTCGGGGGATGAAGTTGTCGAGGATACGGCAACCTGCTGCTGCCTTCTCCAAGTCCAACCGTGCTGCGAGTGTGGGCGACATGATCCCACTGTTGAACGAGATTTTCTGTTGTGATGTCTGGGGCATAATCAGGCGTATTGGCGAGCGTTTGCGGATGTGGGTCCTGCCGTGCGATCAATCAAGTTGTCCCTCCGCTCAAACACATTCGACATGAGAGCAGTCTGCAACACCTCACCGTAGAGTGACATCATATCCCCTCTGCGGGACATGGCACCTGTCACGGGCATGGCAAGCTCTGCTGCCAACATGCAAGCGAACAGATCGTTGAAAATGGTGTCGAAGTTTGCCTCATCTGTGCCGCCCTCCTGCTTCTGTGTGTAGGTGACTTCGACCTCCTCCAAGTTGCAGAAGATGCTCCTGCCTTCGAGGACAAAGAACTGGTGAGGGCGACTCACCTCATACCCCTCCACCGTGCGGAGGGCGAGGCAGTCGTTGGGGAGTGCGATCTTGTAGTTCCATGTGTGCTGTGGGGCAATGTGGTATTTCCCAAGTGACGATGTGATGTTTGCTGCACCGGGAGCACTGACATGAAAGTGGTTTGTTGATACAGCAGTGATGAAGAAATGACCATTGGCATCTGGGTAATCACTGGTTTCCAACAACACCCGTTGCCCCACTGCTAATCCGTGTGCAGTTTTGTTTATCCGAATGACATCCACCGATTCCAAGAAAACGCTGGTTGCTGCCACCCAAACCGCTTTAAGTTGGACAGACTCACGTGCGAAGTTCCAGCGATACTTCCTCACCAATGCATCCAGTGTTGGCTGGTAGAGGCGGGTGCAAGCCTGCGCTGCCGGAGTGGATGCTCCAATGGATGTTATGGGTGGCTCCCCCAACTTGTCGAGGGCAAGGTTGCAGAGTTCGAGTTGAGTCATGGCGATGAGTATAAAGGGAAAGGGGTGGAACCGCAACAGCAGTTCCACCCCTCAGAGCAACCCTAGGACCGAAGGGCTTAGTGGGTCTCTTCGCTGTAATAAGCGATTTCAACCAAGATGACGGTGCCCGCTGTTTCCGTGGTCACGGTGCCGAGGAGCAAGAACAGGTAATCAGCCTGTTCGACCTCGGGAACCACCAGTGCGGATGGGCGGGCAAGGGCAACGCTGTTCTCATTGAGCGTTGCCGCAGCAGTGAGAGATGTTTCCGTTCCAGCAGCGTCACACTTCTTGAGGGTGGCAACCACTGCCGCACCTGTTCCTTGGCTCACCATTCGGCTGAGTTCTGGGACGATCTTCGCATTCGGGACTCCGAGGAACCCGAGACGAAGTTTGTCAGCAGCAGTCAGACCGGGGGACGCAGGGATCGTGTACTCGAACCGAGCGATCTTGAGGTTTTGCTGGAGAGGGCGGAAGGACGGATTGACGTAGATCGAATTGTCCCGTGTGGTTTGTGCCGTGTAAATGGAGGTGTCGAGATTAGCCATAATGTTATGAGGAGTTGAGGGTTAAAGGTTTGCCCCGCCCAGGGTTACTGGGCAGGGCAGTTAGGGGTTATGGGGATTCGTCGCAGAAGATTTCAAGAACTCGTTCTTCGTAGCGGCGCATAAAGCCCCACTGTCCGTAGCTGGAGATGAGGCGGGCGTGCTCTTGCTCGGGCAGCACGTCGATCATCACTTCCATCTTGGAGGGTGCGGCGTAGATGCCCCGGCGACTCCATGCCAAGCAGGTGCGAACATCGGTGCCACTGTTAAGCGCGAGGCGGGTGGAGACGATGACCGTGAACCCGAACAACTTCTCGTTGGGGTTGTTCAGCCATTTGCCAATCATCATGGCGTAGGCCGAGGATGGGGCAGTCTTGACGTATTGGAACAAGTCCTCCTTCTGCTTGGGTCCGATGGCGAGCACAAAGTCCTCACCATTCACGTCGAGGTTTTGATCCTCGAAGCGTTTGATGGCAGCTTGCAGCTTATCAGGAGTCAGACCGGAGTTGGCGGGTGAACCGGATGCCACGTAGTTGACTGCAACCTTCTGCGCGTTGGGCAGGGTGATCGGAGTAACGTATGGGTCCACTCCACCATAAACGGTAGCGGAGGCTGCTTCGATCAAGCCATCGTCCATTGAGCGTTGGAACGCATAACGCATTTCAACCTGAATTTCAGAAGTGGGTTCACCGAGCATCCCGAGGAGTTGGTTGTCCCCACGGTCAAAGATGATGTGGCAGGAGAAGTCCTGACGGGTCATCTTGCGCTTCTCACTGGACGCTTCCTGGGAGACCGTCTTTTGGAGGCGACCACGCTTTTTGACGAACTCAACCTTGTTCAGATCGGTATAGATTTTCTCTTTACCTTCGAACTCATCAATGGTGACGATGTTTGCAAGCTTGGCCGTTTCTTGCTGGACGGTGTGACCCCAGATTGCGGAGAAGGCCCGCATGTAGTTCTCAGGGATGGTGAGTGAGCAGAACAGACCGGGGGTGTGTTCAGACCACGGGACGGCAGCAGCACCACCAATGAAGGCAATAACATAGGCTGCGAAGAGATTACCCCCAGCCAACTGCACAGCAGCGACCAAGGCCGATAGAATTAGGAGAGCACGATTCAGGCTTTTCATAGCACGATTGATTATGGGTTAGGTTGAGGATGGTTAGTCCTGCCGTGCCATAGTCCGCGATTGCGGGTGTCATGCAGTCCTGGGTGATCCGGTTGGTGCTATTGGGAATCCGTCATGCGGGCCACACCAACCATCTCTGTCAGATTTAAGTGTGATGGCATTCTCTGAGAATGCAACAAAAAAATTGCCCACCCCCGTTAAGGGATGGGCAACTCACCATGACATCAGATTCGCCCCTGGAAGATGAACCTCGTCGGGGTGATCCTGCCATTATCCTTTGAACCCGTCAAGCACCTTCTGTTTCACAGCAGTGTGGTTCGGATGGCGGGGGTCATGGAATGCCGCATAGTCGGGATTGCTCGGGTTGCCCACGATGTCCTGTGACTGCGAACTGGCAGTGAGCTTGTTGCTGAACTGCTCCTTGGACACCATCGTGTCGGGGTTGAGTTTCTTCGCAAACGCAGCCAGTGCCACCACCAGCTTGGGTTCGAGGAAGTTCACCAACTCGGGTTTGAGAGAGTGGTCGAGGGTGAGCAGCATTCGCTGCGCATCGACCAACTCTGCATCCTTCTTAGCACCCCATGCCTCGGTGAACGTCTTGTCCCGTTCGGCAAGGAACGCTCTGCCCTCTTCGCGCTCCTTGTCATCGAACTCCTTGGAGATGCCCAAACGCCACTCAGCCAATGCCGCTGCCTGGGCCTTGGTGAGACCCAGTTCAGCAGCCTTGGCAGCAAACGCCTTGACCTCCTCCTCGTTGTAGAAGTTGCCGAGTTCGCCCTCGGGCTTTTTCAACTCGTAACCGTCTGGGGCATCGGGCACACCTTGGGCCTTGCGATAAGCAGCAACCTCTTCTGGGGTTGCACCTTCACCGGGGACTTTGATGTACCCTTCCATCTTGCCGCTCGCCAACTGCTTGGTGTGTATCAAGGACTTCACCATTGAAGGGAGGTCTTTGAAGTTTGCCGCTGTGGGACGCATCTCCTCGGGCAGTTTTTCCTGCCAACCTGGGGTGAAGGACAGGTCATCACCGAGCAGGGGTTTGACCTCCTCAGTTTGGGTGGTTGTCTGCTCGGTTGTGGTGGTCTGCTCTGTGGTGCTCTCACCTTCTTTGTTCTGCTGCTCCCACTGGTCATGCCATTTGACTGGCAGGAGTGCAGTGGAGATTGGGGTGTATCGTTTCATGTTGCTCTTGGGTCCTATGGGTTGCTGAGGGTTAGCCCACCGTGACGGTTGGGTAGAGTGCGGCGTAGGCATCGGGGTGATTCTTCCTGAACCACTCCTTCACTGCCGGAGTCTTGTCCCCCTCTTCGATGGAGGCAAGCTCTGCGGGGTAAGCTGGGATGACCATTCCACGCACGATGCGTGCGTTGGGATCAACCTCTGCTGGCAACTCGGGTTCTGCCACCCTCGCCTGCTTGGTTGCTGGTTTCTTGGGTGCATCTCCAATGAGGTCCTCATCGGTGACACGGGTTCTCGCAACCTTCTTGGCTGCGACCTTCTTTGCTGCTTTTTTAGCCATATTACTTGGTCCTTTTCTTGGGTTGTTGCTGTTGTTCTGGTGCTGCCGGGGGATTCCCCGAGTATCGGAAAAGGAATGCGCTCACCTCTCTGCGCCCATCTCTCATGCCCACCACTGCCGGATCGTTGTCTGCCCCTTCGCGCACGCTCGGTGCCATTGGCGGGACTGCATGGTTGAGGATGGATAGTAGCTCACGCCCAGACCCCGATCCGAACGTGTTACGGCAGAGTTGCTGCAACCGTAGGACGGGGTTGGGTTCGTCGGGGTAGAGGCGTTCGATCACCTCCACCATTGCTGAGTCTAGTGATCCGATCATGCGGTTGCTGCTTCAAGTACCCCAGTTCCTTTGAGCTTGCCTGCTGCGCTCGCTGCCTGCTCCATCATCTGCATCTGCTGGGCTGCTGCCTGCTGTTGCCTGCGTGCCTCCTGCAACTGGGCAAGCTCATCGTCGGTGCGGTGCAAGTGGGCAGGGAGACCATTGCCTTGGTCGATGAGCTTCAACGCCTCGGGCACCTTGAGGTCATCGAACGCTGCCTCACCGATGATATTGGCAACCCCGAGTCGGCGTTGCAGGGACTCGTCAATTGCAGCCTTGTGCCGTTGGCTAATTGCCATCGCCATGCGACTGGTAAAGGACACCTTGGGAGGCATGATGGTTGCCTCGGTGTCCGAGATGGGGATGAGCATCTTCTCAGGCACGGGTGGGAAGTAACCACGGCGCAGGAGGATGTTGAAGATGCGGATGAGAACCCGCTCGTAGTGCTCGGTGGACATGAGGCTGAACACCGGAGAGAAGAGGTCGATGGCTTCCTGCCGAATCTCCAACGCCTCGGTTGCCGTAATCTCCTTCGTGATGTTGCGGAAGGTTCTGAACACGTCGAGGTTGAGTGCCCGCTCAATGTCCTGTCTGCGCATCTGCACACGGTTCTGCCCCTCCACGTAGGTACCCTCGCTGCCCCATGTCTTTGGGACTCGGTTGGGGTCGGCATAGTAGGTTGGTCCTCCCGGCATGAGGTTCACGTTTCCCTCCTGCTCCACGGGGATGAGCAGCCGGGGGTTGGCTGCGACATCCGCAAGGAGGTCGAGGCTGCACTGGAGTGAGTTGAGTTGCCGTGCATCGGCAAGTGCCTTGATAGCGGGTGCGATGCCAAACGGTGTGCCAGACCACTTGAGGTGGCGGGAGACGATGGCGGGCATGTCCTCATGTCCTGAGTTGCGCACCACCTTTTTGCTCGTTGCATGAATCCACACCGAGGCAATCTCCATGTCCTCAGCGAGTGGGGAGTCGGTGATGCGCTCATCGTCCATGCGCTTGTAGATGCACAGCACGTACTGCTCCTCGCTGGCATCCTCGGGTTTTTGCCTGAACTTCTGGAGGATGGAGTCTGGCACCATGCTCTCCCCGAACTTCTCCACTGCCTGCTTGTTGGTGTAGTTCTTGGTGGCATAGACCCCATCCACAAACCCTTCTGCGTTCTCGGTCATGCTGAACGTGTTGGGGTCCCACCGTTGAGTGATAAAAGGCTTGTCGATCCCTGGGGGTGACTCGGTGATGAGCAGATGACGGGTGCCGAATGCCGCACCGTCGATCACTGCCTCGAAGTCCTCAGCGTGGAAGTTGGACAGGTTGATCTGCCTCTCCATGATCTGCGACACACGGGAGTGCCACTCAGCCACCTCATCATCCCCGTTGTAGGCATCATCGGGGAGCACTTGGAACCAGAACGAGTTGGCTGGGGACATCCACGCCTTGATCCCCGATGCGTGCTGCTCCACCGAGTTCATCAAGGTTGAGTCGAACAGGCGAGTGTGCCGTTGGGTTGACTTGCTGCTGTTGTGGTTTGGCTCTGTGCTGTTGATCGCATCGACAGAGGGGCGGGCATAATCCCCCAACTGCTTGAACACGTTCACCATCTGCATCCGCTTCAACTCAGCTTCCTGCCAAGCTCGGTGACAACGGATGCCCAATTCAGTGAGGGAGATTTTCATCGTGGGTTAGCCGAGTGTGGGTTTCGCCCCCTGTGCCGTAGCGGAGGGTGCGGGGGTGGAGGACTTGCCTGTGTCACCTGCTCCCAGCTTGGAGCGGGCAAACCCACGGCGCATCTTGGCTGCTTTCCGAAACTCCTGTGCCGCTGCCTCCGCATCTTGTGATGTCTGACTCGGGGGTGGCGCATACTTGGGTGTGGGTGGCGCGACGAAGGCGGGCATCTCAGGCTGCTCCTTGCCCATCGCCGCAAGCTGCTGCTTGAGCAGTTGGTTGTTGAGCTTGTCGTTCTCCTTCTGCGTCTTGGATGGACCACCACCTCCCCCGCCTCCGAACTGGTGCTGCTGCTCGGGTTGCTGGTGCCACTGGGTAGGAGGTAGGGTTTTCATAAGTTTGCGGGTCAACTTCTCAAAACTATACCCCCGCAGACGGTTGTCACGCGCAAAAGCGATGTAGGGGAGGGGGTATGGGATGAGGTGCAGGACGGTGCGCAAGTCCCCCGTGCAGAGCCAAACCATCCAGCAGTTCGGGTTGGGTTCGTGGTGGATGGGCACTGTGCCATGCTTGAGCAGACGGGGTGTGAGCAGGATTGGGAACCCCCATAAGCAGCAGGTTGGGGTCTCAATGGTCTTGCCCTGCGGGAGGCTGCGGATGAGGTGCCGCTCGGTGACGTAGCGCACTGCGTTGTCGTTGTAGAGGTTGAGTGCCTGTTGCTTGGGTGTGGCTCTCATGGTGTCTGCATGATGACCTTCACCGTGCGTTGTCCAGTGATGGAAGTTGTTCCATTCTCCCGCTCCTCAACGCGCAGGTGGGTACGAACGAGCGACTGCTCATCCGCCTCAGCATAGGTCCTGAACCCGTCCGCTGCGTGGTCGCAAATCCCATCCTTGAAAGGGTTGGTCGAGGCTGCACCGGAGGTCGATGGGCGAACTCGGTAGCCTTCGAGTCGCACCACTCCACCTGGGTGCTCGTTCCCATCGGTGTCGGTGGTGGGCGTGTCGGTGCGGACGTGAAACCAGCAGCGTGGCAGCATCTTGCGCACAGCATCGACCCCTGCCCACACATCCGGAGTGCGGGGCACCACGGTGATCTTGTTGCGGGGGATGCCACACTTGACCAAGTTCTCCACATAGGTGAGACCGGAACCCTTGTCGGTGGTGTTGGCATCGTGCGGGATGATGAGTTGCACGATCTGCCCGTGGGTGGTCTCCCACTTGCGAAAGGTCTCTGCCACCCATGCTGCCCCCTTGCCCTCTCCGAACGCACAGTCGATCACGTTGTGCTGCTTGCCTGCTGGCTGGTGCAACCATAGTGCCGTGTTGACCGAGGAACCGAGGTCGGCAGAGAGGAAGAAGGGGAGGTGCGGTTCGGGGTTGAAGGTTGTGACACGCCCTTGGTTGCGCACCGTGGTCATCTCAGGGTAAATCTGCCCAGTGACGTTCGCCATGTCGCACTCGTCCACTGTGCTGGGGAACTGCTGCCACATGAGGTCCTTGAGCGACTCCCGTTTCTTCTCCCACCACGCTTGCCGATCTGAGGGGATGACTCCATTCTCCCACCCGAACTTGTCCATGATCCAGAACCGATGCGTCTCAGTCAGCTTGTCGAAGTAGTCCGTGGTGGACTGGAGCTTGGGGCGGGCACCACGGATGCGGTAGGAGGGATGCCCCAACCATGAGAAGAAGTGCATCTTCCAGTCCAGGGGTGTGAGTTGATTCTCCTTGGTGGCGTGGAGTGCCTGCTTGAAGATGTGGTAGCAGTGCCCGATGCGCCCACCCTCCATCGTGGTCTCCACGTCGATGGTGCCGTTCATGGGCACAGCATTCATGGAACCCCGCACAATGTCCTCAGCCACCTTGGGTGCCTGTGCTGCGATGGGTCCAAACTCGGAGATGTGGAGCTTGAGCGGAGTCTTACCCGTGTAGCGCACCCCTGCGGTGTACTCAGAGCCATTGCGCCATGCGAGGTGCCCATTGGATGAGGACATGAGCTTATTGGACTTCGTGATGATCGTTGCCCAGATCATGCGCAGAGCTAGGTCGGGGTGCTCTGTTGGTCCCTTGTCCCATGCGAAGCGGGCGATGGCGAGCTTGTCCTGCGCATCCGCCTCCTTGATGTCGATCACCCCACACCGGAAGTCTTTGGTGAACAGGCAGGAGTCGAGGTAGTCGAGGACGATCAAGGTGCTCATACCGAGCTTACGTGCCTTGGGGACGAAGTTGCGGTGGTGCCTGTTCTGGAGGAAATCGATCTGCTCATGCCGGAGTCTGAACTGCTCAACGAGACCATCCTCGTTGAGGATCACGTAGAGGTTGTTCATCCTCCACATCTTGTCACTGAACTTCTCGGTGACGAGTCTGGCTAACTCCTGTGGCGTGGGCTGGCGTGGTGCAAGGTAAGCCTCAGCCATGCGTGTTGCCCGTTCGAGGGGTGTCTCCCCAATGAGGTCGTCATCGTCGGTCATAGCAAGTCGTCCCCCTCCTCTGTGAGCTTGGGTCCACGTCTGGCGCACCCGCATGATGTCGTGTTACCACGTTTGAGGTTGTAAGCTGGGAGCTTGATCTTCCCCCCACACTCACAGTCACAAAGCCACCATGCGTCCCTTCTGTCGAGGATCGGGTTGCGCACCCTCTTGCGAGCGGTGAGCTTGCCATAGCGTTGTCCTGTGAGGTCGTAGGCGAACATGAGCGTGGACAGTTTTAACTGACATCGTGGTTTGGGTCAAGGGGAGATTCAACGGACATCTGGGTTTGTGGGGATTAACTGACATGTGGAGTGTAGGGGTTTAGGCGATGAGATTTAACTGACATGTGGGTCTGTGGATTTTTGGGTTTGCGGGGATTGGGTCATTTTGTGTTTGCGGCGAAGGGGGTGGCTTCCCCCTCCCCCACCCCTCTCCGGTTCACACCCAAAACACACCCCCCACCCCATCGCCAGACCCGCCCAATCCCCGCCCTTGCTGAGTCTCAATAGACCATCCATCCCCCATCATGCCCCACAATTACAGTCTCAAGAGCCGCAATCCCTTATAGAATAAGGGAAGTGTATTTGGTCATACGGTTATTGTATGTAGTTATACACTAAAGCAGGTCCTCGCCATCGTCCTCCACCGGGGGAGGCGGGGCGGGGAGTGTGAGGGGTGCGGATGTGGGGAGAGCTAAGCCCATGAGAGCCTCCAGTGCATTAGCAACGGGGGCAAGCTCGCCAGTGTCGGAGGTTGCGGGTGCAAGCTCTCCGGCCATCATGGCGTCAAGCTGGATTGCTTTGAGCTTATCTGGGAGTTTGACTTGGACCTTTTCTTCGACCTCGCCTGAATCGGTTATGCGCCGTGTCACTGTAACTGATTGTGCAAGGTGGGGTTTATCCGCCATCACAGTCTGGGGATTTGCGCGGGTGAGGTCCGCTAGAAATTGCCTCCTCTCGTCATGGCTGAGGAATCTTGACTGCACAGCATTTGCCCTCAGCCTCTCCACCTCAGCCATAATATGAGGAGAACGGCAGCACCGGGAACCCTCAGTTTGACACGTTCCATGAGAGGCATCGGGCCGAGCAGCTTGATAGGCTTTGGTAGCATTGCCCCCATTCCTCACATACTCCATTGCCCATGCTTCCTCCCATTTCTTCAGCTTGATGTCAGTTACAGTCATTCCACACAATCCCCCAACCCCGCAACCCCGCAACCCCGAACAAGTCCGTTAATATGTCCGTTAATACCCTCGGCCTGACCGCCCCTCTCTCCATTGTTCGCTAGGCGCGAAACCCGCAACCCCGAACAAGTCCGTTAATATGTCCGTTAATATGTCCGTTAATACCCCCATTTCTCCCTCCGCCTAGCTCCAAATCCAGAAAAGTGGAACTAGGCAGGCTACAACGCCCATCCTATAAGGCTTTCAGCGTTTCCTGCCTAATTGCCTAATAAAATCCGCAAAACCATATACAATGTGCGGAAAAAAATGAAATTCTCCTTTTTCAATTTTTTTCCTGCACCCGTATTAGTTTACCTGTTTTATTAGGCAATTAGGCAGGAAATCCGCAATCCCTTGTATTATAAGGCTTTCAGCCTGCCTAGTTCCCCGCCTAGTTCGGGGGAGTTGGGCTGAGAATTGGGCAAAATCGGGGTTTTTGGGATGTCAGTTAAATTAAACTTGACGTTTTCCCGCATAGGTGGCAAAATTGGGATGTCAGTTACAATCCAACCCCGAAAACTTATGACCCATCAAGAATTGATCGAATCCACCCAATTTACCCAACTCCACACCTCCAAAATTCGCGGATATGTTACCCGCAAAGCTGGGTACACCCCAACCCCCCAACCATATAAAGGTAAGTTTGGGGAAGGGTGGACTGTCAAAACCCCCCGATGGGACACAACCAGATTTTGCAACATCACATACTTTATCCGCAAATAGTCGAAACGGGCACAAGCCCGTATGGGGGGAGTCGCCGCCCCTCCACTGAAGAGACTAGGCCACAACTCAAACTCACATCTACACCATGAAAACAGAAAACGAACTGGATTACACCGGATACGAACCTGCCCAACTTGCCCTTGCTGCATTCCTGGAATGCGAGCCGGACGATTTGAGCGAAGAGAGATACAAGCATTATGATGCAATGACCATCTACTCTCTAGGCTCAAAAGAGTACGCAATCGGCACCGATGAGGAAGCGGATACCGCATGGGAAGCCGCCCTTGATTCTTATCTGGAGGAATGCGTTTACCCCGAATTGCCAGATAGCATGAAAAACTATTTTGATGATGAAGCATGGAAGCGTGACGCCAGCTTTGATGGTCGGGGGCATAGCCTAAGCCCGTACGATGGAAACGAAGATGAACAAGAGTATGATGGGGAGACATTCATCATCTACCGCTTGAACTAGCCTCTACACCATCCCTTCAACTCGGGGGGATGGAATAGAGGCGGGATCAATAACCCCCCGCCCACATGACACCATGCACCCCCGCACCAAACGCCAGCTTATGCAAATCACCAAACCCCTAGCCCGCTTGATTGCTGGCTATGGGGTTTTAATCCTGTTCATCCTACTCGCAATTTTAGCCCTCATCACCCTACCATGAAAACACAGCACACCCCTGGACCCTGGGAGCTTCGCGGCCCCCGCTTAGTCACTGATAAAAATGGCGTTATCATCGCCGAAAATATCTCCTCTAATGAGGGGACCTCAGAAGCTAACGCCCACCTCATCGCCGCCGCTCCCGAATTGCTGGAAGCGTTGAAGTTGGGCCTATTGCTAATTGAGCGTATTGAGCCAAACGATAAGTTGGACGAGCATGAACAAGCATTCGCCAACGCAGCACGGGCAGCAATCCAGAAAGCTATGGAGGAGCAACCATGAAATCAGGTTGCCTCCTCCTCTTATTCGTTCTCGCCAACCTCCTCTACGCTGTCTATCGCACCCTAAAGGATGCTGGCTTAATCTCAGTCAACCCAAACCCCGCCACCCTTGAAACGTGGCTTAACTCATAGAAAGCAATCACCATGACACTAGAACAGAAATTGAAAGCAGAACTGGCAGACCTCACCGGAAAAACCCTCTCAGCGTATGCGTACGAATTGTGGGGGAATAGCCGGGAAGGCTACGAAGTGAATGATCTTTGGCGCATCATTAAAACGGATGATTTTGAGGTCCTGCTAGAATCCGCAAGGGGGAGATGGGAAGTTTTCAAGATCAATTATTCCCCCCGCGCCACCGTCAATGGGCTTTCCTTTGATGGGGACGATTTCACCGTCTACATTGAATCGGACGGGATACCGTTCTTGGAAATCAGAGTAACCGAATAACCACCAAACCATGACAACCTATTACGACACATTCTCGGGACTCATCCCCGCAAAGGAGGTCACTCGTTACACGAATCTCCCCTCTCGTATGCAAATGGTCATTTGTGAAGTGACCAAAACACTAAGGGCATACAAGCAGGGGGAGAGGTTGGAAATACCAGCGCACAGCCTTGTCAACCTTGCACCTCAACGGGGAGCATTCATTCGAGTCAACACCGCATCCCCCCGCAAGTACTAACCCCCAAACGCCAAACCCCGCCACCCCGCACCCCTGAAAAGGTGCGGGGTTTTTTGTGCTTGCAACCTCCCCACCTCGCCTCCTAATCTCTCCCCCACCATGCACCCTCCCCCGCTTTACTCCCATTCATTCCACCTCACCCTCCACACAAGCAACCCCACCCCGCCATCAACGCAAGATGCGTTTGACCTCATCACCGCGCACCGGATAGCGGGCAGGACCCCCGACCAAATCACCCACGCCCAGACCCTCGGTGGGACGCTCCGTGCCCTCTCGGTCCACGCCTCGGAAGGGCAGGCGAAAAGAAGCGAACGAAAAGGGACAAACGATGCACGTCCTTCCAGAAAACAGTATAAGGCGATCATCCGCAATTTGCTGCGTGTGATGCAGTGCGAAAATGGTTTGGATTTGTACGAGTTCACAGCAGCACTGGAGCAGGCGAAAAACATTTTAGAAAAATAGCAGTTGACGCAAACGACAAGTCAGTTAAAACTGCTGTCGTGAAAAAGCCACGCCCCCAACTCCGCACCCTTGGCAATCGCATCCGCCACTACCGGATGCAGGCAGGACTCACCCAAGAGCAACTGTGCAGGAAGCTCAAGTGGGACAAGTCCCTCCTCAGCCACTATGAGGCAGATCGCCGGATGCCCCGAGTGGATAAGCTGGTGCGCCTCGCAGCCAAGCTGGACGTGGACCTCAAAGCCTTAGTCAACCCGTAACACCACATCACCATGAAACGCATACCCTGGCACAACCCCGCACAACAGACACCCCCAGAAGGCTACCGACTGCTCATCCTCGAAGAGGTGGAGTCGCCACCCACCCACAAAGGCATGGTCCTGACTATCTTCAAGAAGTGGGTAGCATTGGAGCTTGGTCCGGTTCACCCAGACTGCACATACGCAGTCCCCAGCGACACCCCGCTGCCCAAGGGATACACGCTCATCGACGGTGACGTGTGGCAGATGAACGGATGGACGGCGCACACGCCCGGGGCACTGTTTGATGTCACAGGCAAAACCCCGATGGACCCAGACACCTTAGTTGAAGTCATGCTGCGCAACGGTGAGAAGGTCACAGGACCGATGATGCAGCATTGGTTTGGGCGGGTGCCCAGCGAACCCCGTGCAGAGGTCATCGGGTGGCGGGTTTTGGATGAAGCACCCAAGCCCCTCATGGCGTTGGATGCACACCAGTTGCACCCGATGTTCAAAGACCCTGTGGAGGAGTTTGCAAAGGACCGCAACGCCGCATTGAACAAAGGGACAGATGAGTTGCTGGTGGGGGCGATGGCTGCCCAGCCACCCCACGAACTGCTAAACAAGTGGCAGGAGGAATTGCGCAAAGTGTTGATCCCCCTCATGGGCAAAGCCTTTGAAGCTGCCCACCGTGAACTGCTGGACGAGAACCAACGCCTCAAGAACCAACTTGCCGATGCGCAGGCAACCATCAAATCCATCCGCTCCCTGCTGCCATGAGCACCATGATCCCCATCCTCTCCAAGAGGCACAACCTTTGCCGTGCGAAGTCCTACGGTGCGGACTACTACCTCACCCCCAGTCAGGGCAAGAACCCATCGTGGTCATGCTATGGCACCACCGCAGCCCAGATACGCAAACTTATGGGTCACTCCTCCAACACCCACCAGTGCGTCAACTGGCAGGACGATGAGCTTGAGAAGGCATTCTACCAACTCAGCGTGCCCGAGAAGCATGTGCGTGCGTTCGTGGCTAAGTTAAGCACCCACGGCAGCGTTGCCCTTGTCGAACCAAGCGGGCAACTCGGTGCAGAGCGTGAGACCCTGTTCGAGTGCATCGCAGTGGTGCCTAAGCTGGGCAGTGCGGCAACCGCAGACGACGATGACCTCTTGTAACCTTTAACCCACCACCACATCACCATGACACCCCACTACTCTGGAGACCGATACTTCCTCATCCCCCCAACCCGTGCGCAGCAGATTGCGCGTGACCTCGCAGACCTCATCGGTTAGTCTCGCCACCCCAGATGCGCTACTACACCGGACAGACCATTGAGGGGTGGGTCAAAGCCTCGTCTGCCAACTCGTTCAAGGAGTTGGTGGACAGGCACCTCACCCCCATCCCGCTCAACATCACCCGCACCCAGTATGCGGAGATGACACCCAAGGAGCGGGATAAGGCAAAGCAGGTGCCCTACCTCACCCCCGCTGCGTTCAACGCCCCAAAGTGCCCACGCAGGACCGAGAATGCAACCCAATGCAACCTCATCTTTCTTGACATCGACACTGCCAAGGATGGCACATCACCCGCTGCCCCGCTCCTCGCCAATCTGGACTTGGTGGAGCAGCAGATGGAACCGTGGTCGTTCTGCATCTACCACACCGCATCCAGCACCCCCGCAGCACCCCGCCTACGGGTCATGGTCGATGCCGATGCCATCCCGCTGGACACCTACGATGATGCTGCCCGCACAATTGCCCGCACCCTCGGTCTTACCAAGATCAACAGTGAGTCGATGGTGCCTGTGCAAGCCATGTTCCTCCCTTCTCTGTTCGCAGACGAGGACCCAGAAGAATACCAACCCCTCATCCTCTCCAACACCGATGGACGACCATTCACCACATCCGACATCTCCTCAGCAGCCAACGAGGTGCAGACCGAATCAAGACGCAAGCAGGGGGGTGCCATGTCAGCAGATGGCACACTGGACCCTCTTGACTTCCTTCGCGCTCCTCTTGACAACATGCCACTCTCCCGAGTCGAGGAGATGCTTGAGTGTGTGGACCCAGACATCGAGTACAGGGAGTGGTTGGAGGTGGCTACCGCACTCAAGCACCAATTTGCGGGCACTGCTGAGGAGGAAGCAGCGTATCTCCTCTTCGACCTGTGGAGTGCCAAGGGGACCAAGTATCAGGGAGAGGACGAGACCCGTGCTAAGTGGGATTCCTTCAAACCCACCCCGCTCAATCGCCAACCTGTTACAATCCGCAGCCTCATGCACAGAGCCAGTCTTGCTGGTTGGGACATGTCCACTGCGAAGGACGAACAGTTCAAGCAGACTGCCAGTTGGCTTGAGCAGGCACCAACGCTGAGTAAGCTACTCTCAGAAGGACTGACACGCATCATCACCACCCCCCTGTTGTCGCAGGCAGAGGAGGAGGCACTGCTCAATCAACTGTGCAAGGAGGCATCACGCCTCGGGAGCAAGGTCTCCATCACCGCACTGCGCAAGGACATGCGGATGCTGCGTGACAAGCTCAAGGAGAAACCCACCGACAAGGGCAAAACCAATCAACCACCGTGGACTCGGGGCGTATTCTATGTCGCCTCTGCCGAGGAGTTCTTTCGCCACTCAACGGGGGAGAAGTACACCCAGCGATCATGGGATGCTGTATATGGCAAACGCCTGCTACCCACCGAGAAGCAACTACTGGAGGCAGGACTCGAAGCGAGTGTGGCGAACCTCAGCAGACCGATGCTGCCCGCCAACCAGTTTGCCCTCAACACGGTGAAGATACCCTCGGTGTGGGACTACACCTACGATCCATCATCCCCGAATGACCTGTGGGTGATTAACCAAGGCAAGGCGTTCGTGAACACCTACCGCCGCTGCCACCCGCACCCCAACGCTGCCCAGTCGGAAGAGGCAGGTGCGATCTTCATGGATCACATGCGCAAGCTAATCGCAGAGGAGGAGTACGTGCTCATCCTCGTGGACTGGATGGCTTATATGGTTCAGGTGCCGGGAGATAAGATTCAATGGGCACCACTCATCCAGGGTGCGGAGGGGTGTGGCAAGAGCATCCTCGGCACCACGATGTCTGCCGTCCTTGGCAAGCCCCATGTGAAGAGCATCGGGGTGCAGCAGATTCACTCGGGATTCACCGAATGGGCAACGGGTGCGCAACTGGTTATCATCGAAGAGGTGAAGGTCGATGGGATGCGCAGCACCGAGGTGATGAACGTGCTCAAGCCCCTCATCTCCAATGATGAGGTAAGTGTATCGCAGAAGTTCAAGGATGCCCGTCTTGGGCTCCCCAATAAGACTTCCTACATGCTGCTCACCAACCACCGAGACTCTATGCCAGTCACCCCCGAGGATCGCCGCTACTGCCCAGTGCAGAGTGCCATCCAGACAGCACAGCAGGTGCGTGCGTTGCAGCAGAGTGGACACTTTGAACGCTATGTGGAGATGGTGCAGAACATGGCTGGAGGACTACGCCACTGGTTCGAGAATTACCCCATCCGCCCCAGCTTCAACCCAAAGGGCAGTGCCCCTGTCACCATCTACCGGAAGGAGTTGGTCGATGACTCCGCATCCCCTGCAATGGCAGCAGTGCGCAGGCTAATCTCCGAGGGGGACCACCCTCTTGTCCAAGCAGACTTGGTGAGCAGCAAGGTGCTCATGGAACTGCTGGAGATGGAACGGTTGAAGTCCATCACCGCACAGGGATTGGCTAACATCCTGCGTGACTCCAACTACAAGCAGATTGGCAGACACATCGTGGACGATGAGAGGCACTACCTGTGGGTACACTGCAACGCACCCGAGCGGGATTACGTGGAGGTGGCGAGACACCGGAGAGCGAATGAGTTAATTCACCTTGAAATGGAGATGGTGCTATGACTAAATTTAAGTGCATTGTTGCAGACCCACCATGGCCCATTGGGGACTTCCCGGCATGGTTTAATAAGGAGCGCAGAAGCCAGCGCGAGAGCAAAATTGGGGTGAATCCAACCCCATATAAAACCATGACCCTGCCTGAGATTGAGAAATTGCCAGTGGGGGATGTGTCAGCAGATGGTGCCCACCTATATCTGTGGACAACAGACGCATTTTACGAGGCAGCTTTGCGGGTTGCAAGAGCTTGGGGGTTTGAAAAATCTGCAACTTTGGTGTGGTGCAAAAAACCAATGGGGAAAGGTTTGGGTGGAACTTACCCAAGCAATGTGGAGTTTATTTTGTTCTGCCGCCGTGCTCATAATTTGGGGTGGCAGGAGTTCGGTGAATGGCTGCGCGGCAAGAGGTTAGCCGCTGGGAAAACCACCGCCCAAATGTGTGAAGCTCTTGGTAAGCACGGCAAAGTGAATCATGGTGGTGTGCAAAGCAATTGGGAGAAAGGTCTTGCAGTGCCCACACCCCAGCAGTGGTGTGGTATAAAGCATCAACTCATGCTATCCGATGAGATGGATACTTGGGTAGAACGCCTGCAACCACAAAAAGGAGGAGCTAGGGCTGAGGGGAGGTGGTTTCAGTGGGCAAGAGGTAGCCATTCACAGAAACCAGAAGCATTTCAAGACATGGTGGAGAAGATTAGCCCTGGCCCTTACTTAGAGCTTTTTGCAAGACGCAGGCGAGAAGGGTGGGCATCTTGGGGCAATGAGGTGCAATGCGACATCAATCTGCAAAAGGAGGATGATCCATCCGATCTGCTCTAAAAATTTTCACCAAATCACTTGACGTTTAATGCAGAAAGTGAAATGGTGATTAACACGCAGGAAGTCCTGCTTCAACAACCCAAAACCAAATACACTGATACAATGCAACCGATCCTTGATCTACTAATCCGCCTCGTCGTCGCACTCGAACTCATCGCTGCCAAACACGGCAACGGTGCTGCTCCTGTCGCCGTGACCACGGTGGAGTCTGAACCCGAAACCAAACCCGCACCTGCACCCAAGGGCAAAGCCAAGGCACCCGCCAAGGAAGAACCCAAGGTGGACTTCGAGGCACTGCGCAGCGAGTGCAAAGCCAGCATCACCGCACTCGTTGAGAGCGGACGCAAGGACGCAGCCAAGAAGGTGCTCGCCGCCCACGGTGTTGCCAAGCTCGCTGAACTCGCAGACGAGAAGCTGCCGGACATCAAGGCCGACCTCGCCAAGCTGGAAGAGGAAGACCTCAGCTAGCCCAACAGTCTCACGGGGGCAACCCCGTGGGGCAATTCCAGTTCCCCTGCGGGGGTATTGAAACTGCCCATGCCCACCACACCACAACACGCTCAACGCAAGCACTCCAGACTCGCTCCATCAGGTGCCTCGGTCTGGACCGTCTGCACTGCATCCCCGATCTACCTTGAGCAGAATGAGGATCGTGTGGTGCGGGAGGATTCAGCCTATTCCCTCGAAGGCACACTCGCCCATGAGGTTGCAGACTGCTTGATGCGTGGGCAGCGTGTCCCGCACAATGCTACTCGGGAGATGATGGATCATGGCAACGCTTATAAGCGGTATTGCCAAGCACTGCACCCCGAGGGCAAGACAGTGCCGGATGCCGTTGAACTCAGCGTGCCCCTGTTCTACCTCCCCGAGGACAATGGGCATGTGGACTACCTTCTCATGCTGCCCGAGCACAACACCATTCACGTTGTGGACTACAAGTTCGGCAAAGGTGTGAAGGTGTTCGCTGAGGAGAACAAGCAGATGTCCATCTACGCTCGGTCTGCCTTGGAGGAGTATGACCTCACAGGCTGGGTGAATGACACAACCAAGGTCATCATGCACATCTACCAACCCCGTTGTCGCAAGGAGGAGGGTGAGGGTCCTGCCTCGGTCTGGGAGACTACCTGGGACCACCTGCGCCTCTTCACCGAGCGGGACATCGCTGTGCCCGCACAACTCATCAAGGATCGCACCACTCACCTGCTCAAGTTCGTGCCCTCCGATGCCACCTGCCGTTGGTGTCCTGCTGCTGCATGGTGCGAGGCACGGGCAGAGCAGATCGTCACCGGAATGCCAGTGGTGCGCCGGATGACTCAGGTGGAACCGATCACACCCACCCCGCCCGAGCAGATCACCGATGAGAACATGGCGCAGGTGCTCGCCCACATCCCCTCAGTCCGCAAGTGGATGGACCAAGTGGAGGAGTATGCGGAGAAGAGGGCGAAGGCTGGCAACCCTGTGCCGGGAACTAAGTTGGTCGAGGGACGGGGGACACGGGGGTGGGCAGTAGAACCCGTGGCAGTTAGCAGGGTGGTAGCGGTCCACTCAGGACTCAGTGCCTACGAGGAGATTGAACCCACCCTCTTATCCCCATTTGCCCTCGAAGAGAAGATGAAGGCAGCAGGGGTGAAGAAGAAGGACAGGGACAAGGTGCTTGCCCTCGCAGTCCGCACCCCCGGCAAGCCTATCCTTGCCATGTCCGATGACCCACGCCCCGAGTGGAAGGCAGTGGACGCACTCGCAGAGTTCAGCGATCTGGACGCAGAAGATTTGCTGTGAAGTCACAGCCACAACCCAAACCCATAGAGACAAATACAATGAGCAACAAACCGATTGAGGACCCCGCCAAAGTGCGGTTGAAGAATGTGCGACTGAGCTTTCCCGCTCTCTTCGCAGCCAAGGCAGTGAACGATGGTGAGGCTAAGTTCTCCGCATCTTTTCTGCTGAAGAAGGAGGAAGATGCGAGGCAGATCGCTCTCATCGAGAAGACCATCGAGAAGGTCAAAGCCGACAAGTGGGGCAAGAACCCACCCAAGGGCATCAAGCTCTGTCTGCATGAGGGCAGCGAGAAGGACTTCGATGGCTACGATGAGACCATCATGTTCATCTCCTCCTCATCTGCTCGCCGCCCCGTGGTGGTGGACAAAGACCTGCGCCCGCTGGTAGGTGAGGATGGCAAGCCCTATGCTGGCTGCTACGTGAACTGCACCCTGCGCCTTTGGGCACAGGACAACAAGTACGGCAAGCGGGTGAACGCATCACTCGAAGCCGTGCAGTTTGCCCGTGACGGTGAAGCGTTCGGTGCTGGCAACGTCCGCGCCGAGGATGAGTTCACCACACTGGAGGATGACGAGGACGACCTCGGTTAGTCCCACGCTGCCCCTCGCAGGAGGGGTGGCAATCTTCTGTCTCTCCGGTTCGCTCAACACATTTCCCCCGCACATGACAAGGGGGAGGGATAGATACCCCGCAACCGAGCATCCTTGAGAGGCAGAAGTTTGCCACCTACACCACCATGAGACGACTTATCCGATACATCACCCGTTGGGCCTGGGCACCCGTGCTCAAGGAATTTGTGCTGCGCGAACGCAGGGCTGAGGCAGTAGCACAGCACCTCGCAGATGCGCTAGGCACCATCGCCTACACACCAGGGTGCATCCCTGTGCTCGTTGCACGCAGAGCCATCAAACGCTTCAAGGGGGTGAAGGGGTGAGCAAGTATCACATCGACTTTGAAACCTACTCCGAAGTGGACATCCGCAAGGTGGGCACGTTTGGTTACGCCCGCCACCCCTCCACGCAGATTCTCTGCCTCGCCATCTCACGGGATGATCGTGAACCGCTGCTGTGGGTGCCACCGTTGTGGTCAGACCTGCCGTTCGTTGACCCGATAGAGCAGCGTGAAGCGTTGGACATGTTGTGGGATTTATGCGATGACACCGAGGCAGTGGTGTATGCCCACAATGCCCCATTCGAGTATGCGATCTGGAACAACGCCAGATGGGGGATGCCTCCGCTCAAGCCCGAGCAGATGCGTTGCACCGCAGCGATGGCAAGACGTGCGTGCATCCCCCACTCGCTTGAGAAGTGCGCAGCCTACCTTGGCTTGACGCAGCAGAAGGACGCCAAGGGCAAAGGGTTGATCCAGAAGTTGTGCGTGCCTCAGAAACCCGACAAGACCCACCCCGAGACATGGATACGCACACCAACAATGGACCCTGTGCGATTCCAAGCACTGTGCGAATACTGCGTGCAGGATGTGAAGGTGGAGATGCAGATTGAGAAGGCACTGCACCTGTTTGATGCCAAGGGTTTGCCCCATGAGGTGTTCGTCCATGACCTCATAATCAATGACCGTGGCTTCCCTGTGGATGTGCCAACCCTTCGTAGGGCAGAGGCGATGATTGACGAGGTGACGGCAGAGGCGCATGAGGAGTTTATCAAGCTCACAGGGTTTGCCCCAACGCAGACCAAGGTGCTGCTGCCGTGGTTGCAGGAGCATGGCTACAAGGGTGCCAACCTTCAAGCTGCCACGATGGAGGAGGAGATGGACGAGTGGGAGCCGGACACCGAGGAGGGGTTGGACGAGGTGGCGAAGCGGGCACTGGAGTTACGGCAGACTGTCTCCTTCGCAGCAGTTAAGAAGGTGAAGTCCATGCTGCTGCTCGCAGACCCCGAGGACTCCCGCATCCGTGGCACCCTGTTCTACCACGGTGCGACCACTGGGCGATGGAGCAGCAAGTTGGTGCAGCAGCAGAACTTGAAGCGCAGCACCAAGGACTCAGAGGATGCGTTCGCCATGCTGCGCAGTGGGTCGAGTCGGGATGCGCTGGAGTTGGTGCATGGTCCCATTCTGCAAACGCTCGCAACCTGCATCCGCCACTTCATCAATGACGGGGAGGAACCATTGGACTCAGTGGACTACGCAGCGATTGAGGCACGCATTGTGTGCTGGTTGGCAGGGCAGGAGGATGCGTTGGAGGAGTTCAGGCAGGGCATTGACCGCTACAAGATCATGGCTGCTAAGATTTTCCGCACCACGGTGGATAAGATCACTAAGGACCAACGCTTTCTTGGGAAGCAGTCAGTTTTGGGTTGTGGTTATTCTATGGGTGCGACCAAGTTCCAAGGCACATGCGCATCTTATGGTGTGGAGATTGATATGAGTTTGGCTGAGTTGGCAGTGGGCACGTTCAGGGAGACGCACAAGGAGGTGGTGGGATTGTGGTATAAGCTGGAGGGTGCATGCAAGAGGGCGATCAACTCACCGGGGCAGAAGATCAAGGTGGGCAAGCACTTGACTGTGTTCTGCCTGAAAACTGCTGGCACTCGGTTCTTGATGATCCGTCTGCCCAGTGGCAGGCACCTCGCTTACCCCGAGCCACACCTCACAGGAGACCGAATCACCTTCTACGGACAAATCCCTGGCAAGGCGATCTGGGGACGCATTGAGACGTATGGTGGGATGTTGGTGCAAGGGGCAACGCAGGGTGTCGCTGCCGACTGCATGGGGGTTGGTGCGATCAACGCAACTAAGGCTGGGCATAACATCATTATGCTCGTCCACGATGAGGCAGTCCGCACCACACGGGGTTCTGCCCACACCCTTGAACACTTTATCAAGTGCCTCACTGATATGCCTGCATGGGCTGAGGGTTTGCCGCTTGTCGCAGAAGGAGAAACAATACCTTGGTACAGAAAATGAGCACACCAAATTTCAAAAGCTGGGCAACCCTTCGTCCGTGGGTGAAGCGTGCCACTGTGGACCAACTGGAGGATGCGCTGTGGTCTGAGACCCGCACCTTCAACCGGGGCTATGTGAAGCGGAGGTTAGCCTCTGCTGCTGTGAGCAAATACCGCCAACAACTGAGGAGGGAGTACAAGCTATGAGCGCACTGGAGTCATCCATCGAACGGGCAGTCTGCGCCTACGCTAAGAAGCAGGGATACCTTGTGTTCAAGTTCGTCTCCCCCGGTTGCCGGGGTGTGCCGGATCGCATCTTCATCAATGAGCTTGGCAAGGTGATGTTCGTTGAGTTCAAGACTGAGAAGGGTGTCATCTCCCCATTGCAGCA